TATCTTTGTTTTCATTTTGTTGTGCAAAGATATCAGGGTTGCAATCTTTTGCTTTTAAATCTTCTCGGTAATATGCAAACGCAAATTTCTTTCCGTCTTCACTATCATACTCACTACCATTTAGATTACCAAACAAACCAAAATCAAAATGTGATTTAGTTTCTGTTGTTTCGCCGTCTTCGTCAGTATCTTCATTGTGTGCAAAGTAAAAGCATTTATCTTTTGCAACAACATCACAAGGTTGTCCGTACTTCTTTTTAAAAGTTCTTAATGTTGCAACATCATCTGTTGGATATGATCTCTCAACAACTTCTTTTGCTAACGCACTTGCACTTTGATATTGCTCATCAACATACTCTCTTGATTGAAGATATAATTCTCTCTCTTGTGTGTCCTCATTCTCAAATGTATGTTTGATCTTATTAAAGAGTTTGTTTCTTAACTCGGTGTTCATTCTTATTTTTTGCATTTTGTTTATCCTTTCTTTGTTATTGATAAGTGGGATATTATACTAATGATTTTTATAGTCAAACAAAAAAAGAAAAAAACTTTATTTTTTTTTAAGGGTGGGTGGGCCCAAGGTTAACAAGCTTATAAAAATTAAATACTTGTAATTATCCCATATATCCCTATATTAAATATTCCATTGTCAAGTTAAGTTAAACTACCTCTGGCAAGGATAAGACCTCGTTTGAGTGATTTCCGGTCGTTAAATTTGTCAATCACTCGCGGATTGTTATTGGTCCTGGAAGATAGCCATTGGACCAATACTGATCCCTGATCCAATGTGGCAAAGTAGGACGTAAAGCCCACGCCATTGGATCTGGGATCAGTCATTATTGACTGTGAGACTAAACACTATAACACGGTGGGTGCGTAAAGGATCCTCGAATGCCAACTGAAACATACTGCGTTGGCCCCCCGCGTAGCATAGTGACTGATCATTATCCTTGAAACCTAGAATTGTGAGCGCAAGCTCACAAGCTGGGGGGAGGGTGGGCCCGTAGGTCACAAGCATATAAAAAATAATTGTTGACAGGCGCAACCAGCCTGATAGTATGGGATTTTATAACAACTAATAGAAAGGATAATATGTCTAAAGAAAAAACGATCAAAGCGGAATATTTACCAGGAGGCGCGAAGCGTCAAGAGCTGCTGGATCAAGTGCCCGAGTACTTGTTGAAGCCCGGCGCTGATCAGGCCACAAAGATGCATTTTTGCATCGAGAAGCTAAAGCTCACAGAGACTGAATACCTGGAAGCCCTGAACAAAGCAACCAATGGAGAGGTGGTGGCTAGTGTCTGGAACTAAAAATACGGATAAAGAAAAATTAAAAGAAATTTTAAAGTGGTGTAAAATCAACGCGAAGGGCTGGGATCCTGATCAACACGATGGCCCGGCCGAGTTTAAAGCTATCTGTGATCTTATTGAAGAGAAAGGATATTATAAAAATGAAAAGAATTAAACACAATGACTTAACACACTATTTTATCCGGGAGCACTCGACGCTCCCGCCAGCGTATTTGCGCAGCTGTAACAAATTTTTTAATGAGCTCAAGCTCTCAAGCAGAGAGAGAGGGAGGGTGGGCCCGAAGGCCACAAGCTCGCAAGCAAAAATAAAAGTTGACAGCTAGCTCTCAAGCTGGTATGGGATATTATAACAAAGAAAGGATATAACTATGTTAATCAAAGAAGCGGAGGCTATAACTCACTCATTATCGAAGCCCGGCAAGATGCCCGGATTCGCGTACAGTATACCAGCGCACGAGTGCAAGACAGGGACGAAGCTGCGCGGCGTTGTCAATTCAACTTGTTTTAAATGTTACGCTTATATGCGCGGCAGGTACAGATTTAAAAATGTTATTGATGCACAATACAAAAGATTTGAAGCGCTCAAGCATCCGTTATGGGTTACCGCGATGGCGTTACAAATTAATTCTAAAAAGGTGAAGTATTTCCGCTGGCACGATTCAGGCGACGTCCAGAACCTGGACCATCTTAACAAAATTTTTGAAGTTTGCAGGCTGTCACCTGACGTTAATCACTGGCTGCCGACGCGCGAAGCGTGGACGAAGGACCACCTGGCCAGCTGTCCGGATAACTTGATTATAAGATTTAGCGCGCCAATGATTGACCAGCCGGCACCGTCGAGCTGGGTCCACACGTCAACGGTAGTTACCAGCGGCAGGACTTGCCCGGCCCCTGATCAAGGCAACGTTTGCGGCAGCTGTAGAGCTTGCTGGGACAAGGAGGTTAAAAATATTGCATATGGAGAACACTAAAAACAAAGAAGAATTAATTGAAGAGCTTGAAGGAATCCTGAAAGCTAACAAAGACAACCCACACTGCGATGAGTACTGGCTAGCTGATATGGTACGAGAAGCGCTCAAGCTGTACGAGGTATAATGCACGTATTTAAACACCCAAAATTTTATGAAGAGTATAGGCGTAGAGCCAAAAGAGAACAAGCTCGCAAGCGAGCAAGCGAAGGGGGGCGGGTGGGCCCGAAGGCCACAAGCTCACAAGCTGACAAGCCCGCAAGCGATCAGGCGTCAAGCGGTTCGCGAACCAACAAGCGCTGAATGTGGTCCCAGTCGTTCATAGCGAGTGTTGGAGTTTCCCTGTGGTCCGCAAGCAGACCGGGGAGCGCGGAGCTTTCATAAAGTTTTACGTTACCTCCAAGAGGCTCTTGGAGTAGGATAAAATTCCGTTTAGTTCTGGTCAGGTGAAATAGTTTTTGGTGTGGACTGAAGCTTATTTTTGGACCTCTAGCTATCTTCATCTCAACCATAAAAAAACCACAAGAATCTTTATATCCCAATAGATCAGGCACACCAAAGGATGCCCAAGATTCCAGTCTAGTCCACTGGATTTTAGGTGTGTTCTTCTTAATTAACTTCCAAAATTTGCTCTCTGGTTTCACCGGAATTCCTGCTTGATAACTACACTAAATTACGGTAAATTACAAGTATGACACAACCTAAAAGATTAACAGAACAACAGCGTAAATTTGCAGAATTACTAGTTTATAATGAGGGTAAAATGTCTCCAGCAGAAGCTGCTTACGAAGCAGGTTACAAGACTAGAGCTAGAAAAGCTGCAGCAGAGATGCGTAACCCAAAATACTTTCCATTAGTCGTCAGTTATATTGGTGAATTAAGAACAGAAGTAAGGGAAAAATATGGCATCACATTTGAGAAGCACGTTACAGAGTTAGCACAGATAAGAAACAAAGCATTAGAGAATAAAGCTTGGAGTGCCGCCGTCAATGCAGAAGTGGCCCGTGGTAAAGCAGGTGGTCTATATGTAGATCAAAAGCTTGTTATGACAGGCAATATAGATAATTTATCAACAGATGAAATCAAAGATAAACTTAAAAAGATTTTAGATGATAATAAAGAAATTATAAATATTACGCCTGAAGATATCGAATTAGATAAAGTAGAATCGCAAGAAGAATCCAACCTTGATTCCCATTCACAAAAGAATTAATTCTATTTAATAATTTTCTAGGTGACTTTTTTACGAGTGACCATTTGTTTGTTACTGTCTTGTACAGTTCTGCCATTGTTTACTCCTTGTGGATTTGGCCCACGCACTGGTGGTATTGCCTTCCATTTTACATTAGGCATGTTCTTTGTCAATGTAGTATTTCTCTCTGCTTTGTTTCTTAATGATTGCTTATAGCTATCATTCAAATCAGATTGTTCTTGTTCCATTTTATTTTTCATTTATTTTTTCCATACGTACTATACACCCTTTTGGGAATACATTTCTATCACTAAATAGTTCGTCATTCTCTTCATAACTTGCAAAAGTTCTAATATTCTTTCTATCTTTGTTTAACAAGTATGCGTGAGTTATCATTATTGATGGCATAAAACCCATCGACGTATGTAAGTCTGCGTGCCCGCTGTCACCCGTGATGTCCAACCACGTGATCTTATAGAAGTAATATCTCTTCTTTTTAATTACAACAGATTTGTATTTAGATTTCTTAAGTCGTTTCATATCAGATCTTATACTGTATAGGGAGATTTTTGGGCAAAAAAGTTTTTAAAAAAAATAAAAAAATCCCCGCGCGTCGAGTAGCAGAGTGTGCCAGAGCAAAATTGCAAAAAGCTAGCAATACCAACAAGTGTGCCAAGCTGTGCCAACACCCGTGGCACACTATTATTCGCTTATACCAACACTTATAAGCCAAAATAGGGGTGTGCCAAGTGTGCCAGAGGTTTTTTTTACTTTTAAAAAAAAAAAATTGCTCCAGAATTCCCCTATACGCTGGCACAGTCAGTCCTTTTTGGCCACAGTTGTGCCATAATTGATTATTTTCTTTATACCAGTACCCTGTAATTGAATATTCGCGTACGGTTTCCATTGTTTACGCATCAGATTTAACTCTAAAATCAGATTCGACCATTGTTTGGGACTTATGTTTGTCCCGACTATAGTTACCTTTTTCATAATCTATACATAGTTTACCTTCTAAATGGTCCATCTCGTGCTGTATGCACCTAGCTGCCAAGTTATAAAAGGTCTTAACTATCTCCTCTCCTTTCTCATCCTGGTACTTTAGAGTAATTCTAATGTACCTTTTTACTTCTCCTCTCTTGCCGGGTGCGGATAAACACCCTTCAAAATCTGTTAATAATTCTTTAGACTTCTTAATAATTTCTGGATTTATAAAAACTTTTGGATTATCTGCAGCTCTATTTACATCCATTACAAACATACGCAGCTGATAACCTACCTGTATTGCAGCTAAACCTATACCCTGGTGTTGGTACATAGCTTTCTGCATCCATTTGATAAGTCTTTTAGTCTTTTCATCTAGTGGAAAAGGCACGGTTTTACTGTCTGATCGTAAAAATACGTCAGGATATTTAACCAATTCTATGTACATAGGTGCCCCGCAGTCTCCCAAGAGACACCTATTTGGCCATCATCCATTATGGATTCCATTAACTCTGTTTATAAGTAGGTGATATAAACCTTTTCAAAGACTCTGCTTTAAGTACAACTCTTGCAGGCTCTGGTGAGTTTATTAACTTACTTTCCTGTAATTCTATTTTTCTAATTTCTTCTAGTCTACCATCCAGTGTTTCAATGTAAATTGGACAATCAGAAATGATTGTACCTTTTTCATCTTTAGTGAACTTGCCTAGAATTTGTTGAAAGTCTCTTACTCTCATATCATTTCCTTTTCACCATTATTTTTAAAAGCTTGTATTAATCTTTCTTTAGAATGTTTTTCAGCAATAAGTTTACTTAAAGTATAAACACAATTATTTTTATTATTAACTCCATATTTTTTATATAATTGTTTGTACTCATTAGAAACTACTACTTTTTTTACAGCTTTTATTTTTGAGCCCCAGACATGACTATAGTTATCTTTTTTTTGTTTAATTCTTTCTTTTACGTAAAGATCAAATCTATCAGACAACCATTTAGATTTTGAACCTTGTCTTATAAATTTTTTAATACAATCAATAACGTCTGATTCATATAAATTATATTCTTCGCAAATCTTAATTAGTCTATTATATTTCATCTAATTTCCTCCCTATTATTTTAATTAATTCATACCACTTCCGGCCCCACATCTCTCTCATCTCTCCAGATGTATTCCAATAAGCTTTAGCTATATTATCCAGCCTTCGTTGGTCTTGTTTTATAATACTCATCAACCCTCCTTAAAAAGTTATGTGAATGTTTTTTAAATTCTTCACCCTCGACAATAAACTCTTGGTAATAATTATCTTTACTGCACATCATCACAACACCTTTTGTAATTTTTGTGTTAAATAAAATATTATGTGCCATAGCATATGCGGAAAGTTGACTAAAATAGTCATCGATCCACTCTCTGCGTTTCGGTTTATTGGTTTGTTTGAAGTCTATGATTGCGTCCTGTCCTTTATGGACGCCTACTAAATCTGTTTGGCCTGCGTATAGTCCAGGATAATACAAAGTACACTCTGTACCATAAAATTCTGTAAGATTAGTTAATCCATTTTGAATAACTTGTATTGCCATATTGTGTGCTTGTTTACCAATTGATGTTTCATCAAGATAACCTTCACCCAATACATACTTCTCAAGAATCTTGTGCATGGCTGTGCCTCTCGCTGCAGATTCATCCACGATCCGCGCCGCATTGTCCTCGCCCATCTTTGCGCGCCACTTGGCCAGCGATTCGCGCTTCTCGGCTGATTGAGTGTGGTCCAAGATAGTCGTAACACTTGGTAATTTTTCTTTATCAAACACATAGTGTCGTTTACCATTCACACTTTCTCGTTGAGTCTTGGGGTATTTATAACAATTATTTCTTTTCATATCCGTATCCTTCTTTTCTATTTTTATATAATTTATTCCAGGACCAACAATGAATGGCACTCGAATAAGTGTATATTTTTTCTAAAATATATTTAATTATTTTTTTCATATAATTCTTTTAATTCTTTTTTATGAACCAAACTATCATACCGTCGGTCATCTTTCTCTCGAGCAAGGTCAGCTTTAGTTTTTTTTAATTCTTCCTTTAACTTTTCTATTTGTAAAATTAAATCTCCTTCTTCTTTCTCTCTCATTCTATTTTTTTGTTGTACTTGTGGAATTCCCCATTTAGTTTGATCTGTCATTGGTTCCTCTCCGATATCCACATACGATAGTGATCTAAATTTACTACATTATCTTTTTTCTGGATGGTTGAATAATGTTCTATAACTTGTTGAATCTTTGCTAGTTTAACATGAGCAAATGGAAATAATATACAACACACATGAAAGCAATCTCTAAACACACATCGCCATCTATACTGCATCTTATGTCCATTCTTTCTAGGTTTTTTATTTAAAGTACCACAACCTAAAACTTCTGTTAGCCATATTAATACAGACTCATCGGTCATTGCAATCTCCATAGAGATTCTCCAACAATCATAAGTTCCTTTAGTTTTTTTTTCTTTGTATTTTTTATAAGTAATGGTTCCTTCACCATCAAATAGTCCTGCAATGTATGCAGCTTCAGCCTCTGTCATTTCTCATCCTTATATAAAATTGTTTCTTTACCATCATAGTCATAATAATAACCAGCCACTTCTTTTTTTCTATTATATTTTTTTTTACTTTCTACTTTTCTTTGTCTGTACTTTGGTGTTCGAAGGTCTTGGGCTACAGGATTCTTCTTCACTGTAGCCTCGCCGATGTTACCATCGAGTTAAGCTCTTCAAGGGTTGGTTCTTCTAATTGAAGCTCGCCTTCTGATTTACATTTATCACACTGTACAATCATATCATAAACTTTGTTATAACCATTACCGTTGCAGTCTGGACAAATGTATTTATGATTAGCTACTTTTACTTTTGCCATTTGCTTTACCACCTTTGTTATCTAAAAAAAATCTAATAAGTCTACCAATCATTTTTGATCTGGTTCTATTAGTTTTTGTTGCAAG